ATACTTTTATTACACACAGACTACCCAGGAGCAAAGGATACTGACGGTAGAGAAGTGGATTCAGTAGAGAATCTCAATGTGAATCTTCTCAATAAGTTCGATTTAGTATTATGTGGGCATATACATAAACCCCAAAGACTTTCTAAAAAGGTCTATATGATTGGAGCTCCTTATCAACAAAGAAGGACTGATAAAGATTGTAAACTTGGATACTGGAAACTTTATTCTGATCTTTCTATGGAATTTGTAGAATTAAAGGGATTTCCGAAATTTGTTGATGTAGAATCAGAAGATGAGATTAAAGATGATGGCAATTATTATACGGTATTACCTAAAAAATCTAGTATACAAGTAAATACTAACCATCAAATAACTAAGCAATTATCTAAGAAAACTCTAGCAAAAAGGTACCTAAAAGAAAAAGGTATCAATGATGAGGTTAAAACTAAGCTATTAATCGAAACATTAAAAAAGGCTGAATCATGTTAACATTTACTACACTAAATGCTGTGGGATTTTGTTCAATTGAAAACTTACATTTACAGTTAAATACGAACTGTACAGTATTAATTAAGGCAACCAATGGTAAAGGGAAGAGTTCTATTCTGTCTTCATTAGTATGGGCATTGTATGGTAAAAATTTAAAGGGAGTATCCAATGTGAACACTTGGGAATCGGTTAGACCCAAAGATTATTTGGGAACTATGGTAGAACTCTATTTTCAGAAAGATTCTCATTTGTTTAAGATAATTCGATGTCAGAAATATAAGGGAATCCTTGAGGATGGAGCAAAGGGGAACGATAGGCTTATATTCCTAAAAGATAATGAGTTAGTAAGTGTAAAGGGCAAGAATCAAATCCAGGATGAAATTTGTAAAGAAGTAGGATTATCTTACACTCTATTCATGAACTCTATAATGTTTGGTCAGGGTATAAAAAGATTAATACAAGAATCGAATTCTGATAAGAAAAAGATATTCGAAGAAGTATTTGATTTAGAGTTCTTAAACCTTGCAAAAGGAATTGCCCAACAAGATAAAAATAACTTAATAGCAAAGGTAAATGAGGTAGAACATGAATCTGAATTACTTAAGAGAGAACTAGACACCAACAGGGAAGCTTACTTTGATTTAAGAGATAGGGAGAAGTCTTTTAAGAAAAAGATAAGGGATGAGAAAAGAGAACTAAAGCAAGATAGAGAAAAACTCACTAAGTTACTAATTGAAAAAAAGAAACAGATTAAAGACGAGGTAGATACTTCTCTTCAAGTTAAAATTAAAAGGCAAAACCATCTGATCCTTGATCTGAGAGGTAAAATAAAAGATGCCAAGAATTTATCGAATGTACCACTCAAAAAGGTAATTAAAGAGTTAATAATACAGTTAGAATCTGGTCACTACAAACGTGCATTACGAGATGCTAAATCAATATATAAGGCATTCTCTGACCTTGATAAATACGATAAAGAATATCATGAGGCTTTAGAAAGATTAGAAGAACTTAGTAATGTAAATGATAAGTATAAGAAATTAAAATCCGATTGTGATGATATTGCTTCTGACATGGCTTCTATTGATGAAGATTTGGCTAAGCTCAAACAGGAAAAACTTAAGGTCATGTCTCCCAAATATAAACAAAAGCTTAAGGATATTAGGAAAAAACTACGTAAAGTTGATGAGGATTTTCACAATAAAGAATTAGAGTTAGAGAACTATAATTGGTTGATAGATGATCCTCTCGGTAATAATGGTATAAAAGCTTACTTATTTGATTCTTCATTGGATAGATTAAATTCTACCTTAGAAAGATATGCTCAGGTATTAGGCTTTAGAATAGAATTTACTATTGATCTGGGAACTGCTAGAAAGGATTTTGTTACTCTAATAGAAAGAGATGGGCAAATAATCGATTATGATGAACTATCAGGCGGCGAGAAACAGATTTGTAATATAGCAATGGCTTTTGCCATGAATGAAGCTCTTACTGCATCTAAAGGCATTAACCTTGCCTTCCTTGATGAAGTGTTTGAATCACTTAGCTCTGATAATATAGAAGTAGTAATCTCTCTTATACGTCATACATTCTCGGATAAAACCCTTTTCCTAATCACCCACCATGATTCATTACCATTAGGTAATACTAAAATACTACAAGTTGAAAAAGTCAATGGCCTAAGTAGGTATCAATTACTATAAGGATATATAATCCTTAAAACAAGACAATGAACTTATGGCAAATAGTAAAAAGAAGGGCTCAAGATTTGAACTCAAAGTCTCAAAATGGTTTACTAAATGGACTTCTTTCAAATTCGGCAGAACACCCTACTCTGGTGCAAATCATCAGAGTAGGGATCTGTCTTCAGATGTTATGTGTCAGGATGAGAGACATGCCCACAGGTGTAAAATATCTGTAGAATGTAAAAACTACAAAGAGATTAAATTCGAACACATTCTCTTAGGTAATAAGGGGTGTGATATATTGAAATTCTGGGAACAAGCTTCTAAAGATGCTAAAAGAGCAAATAAAGTTCCTATATTATGTATGAGATATAACTCAATGCCCTCAGAAGAATTTTTCTTTGTAGTGGGGAAGAAGTTATCCTCTGTATTCTATAAACCTCTATTCGATAAGGCTCCTATTATGGTGATTGATGTACCAAAAATAGGTGAAATTCTTTATGTATTCATGGCTAGTGATATATTGAAGAATGTAAGCTATAAGCTAGTACATAAACAAGCTAAGTTAATCCTTAAAAACTCTTAAATATGAAAAAACATACCCCTTATGTATACTGTATATTTTATATTGAGAAGAAATACTGCTCTCGGATCAATGATGAATTGAAAGAGAAGGGGTATAAAAATATAAAAGCCATTATCCCAATGGTGAATGTATTAAAGAAAACTCATAAAGGTAAAATGCAATTTGAGGAAATCCCCATCTTATTCAATTATGGCTTCATTAAAATGCCCAGTGAGTTTGCTTATTCTAGACCTTTTCTGAATAAACTGAAGAGAAGTATTTCTGGTATAAGGACTTGGTTAAAAGCTACAGAGACTTTACATCCAAGAAAGAAAAAAGTTAGGATAGATAACTCAGAAGATTTCGATGATTTCTCTTTAGTGGCCACTTGTTCAAGAAAGGATGTTAGAAGATTTAAGAAATTAGCAAGAGAGAATAAGAAATACTCCGTTGAGGATATGATGAATATTCATCCTGGAGATTACTTAGTATTAAAGGGATACCCCTATGAGGGAGTGGATGCTACTGTGATAGATGTAGATTATAACAATAAGTTAGTGAAGCTATTGTTATACCCAGAATGTGGTAAGATGGAATTGAAATTACCATTTGATAATGTTCTGTACTCAGTATATCAAAACTGTGATCCAGATAAACTCTATGCTAATCAGCAAGAATTTGACCCAAATAAGATTACATCAGAAGCAATTGATAACATAATGGCGTATAGGAGAAATTGATATGAATGAATTTCAAAAGAAAGCATGGGACTGTTTAACCCAAAAAGAACAACAATCTCTGTTCCTTCAATTATCCGAAAATAAGTCATCTTGGGAAGCTGGTGAGATTTTAAAGTTGTCTCATTATAAGTATCTTGAAATCCGAGAAAGGTCTGAGAAGTTCTTTAGGCTTTTCTCGGATTTTTTTGAGAAAAGGACTTCTATATTCAGACCAGATTGCCCCTGTGAAAGGAATTTTCAAGATTATATAGAGGGATGCCTAGAAAAGAGATTAAAGAGAAGAGAAGCGGCTTTATATTCTGGTGATGCTGCTCAGATATTGCCCAAGGTGAATACTCATAATATAATGAGGAATATGAAAAGGTTAAGAGAATCAGAAGACCCCTGGGATCAGGATACTGTTAAGTTAATCTTTGAATATGATAGATGGAATAATTCTCGTATTCTTCCAAGAATGCTACAACAGCCATCTGCATTCAAAAGGAGATTGAATAAAAAGGATAAGATCTATATCAGATACCTTTTAAATAGAGTACCAGAATGGATGCACACTAAAGTAAAAGAAAGATTCCGATATAAAGTAAAACCTGGAAAGAAGAAATACTGGGTATGCTTAATATCTCAGGAATTATATACGGATGGTTATCTCTTACTCCCAGTAAGGCCTTTAGAGGAAGTAGTAAAAGAGTTTAGTAGATTTTACATGTATGTATTTGAAGAAAAAGATGATGCGGATACTTTTGGTTTTATGGTATCTAAATTCATGGATAAAACTGGAGATGTGAAATTAGGGCAAAAGTTTTGGCCAGAATATCGTTACTGTGTTCAAAAGGCAGTTAATTATAACCAGGTAAATAATATTGACTTTAACGTAAAGGTAATGGATGTTGCCTATAATGTTCATAAAACCAGAAAACCACGAAAACCCAAATCAACTGGTACCGAACGAGTGAATCCCCAGCTATTATATAAAAAATAGTGATATTAATTTTATATTTGAATTAATCTTTATATATTTGCATATCGAAAAAATTTAAAACACTTTTAAAGTATGGTAAAGAAGAAAAAAGATAAACCCGTTCCCTCTAAAGAGAAATCTAATTTTCTCGGAGCTGCAGGTAGGAATCAAACCTATCGGGACTTAAAAAGAAAGGCAGTTATATTGGGAATGCCTTTTCCTGATGCTTGTTCTGCTTCAGTATTCCAATTAATCAATTGGATAAATACTTCAGAAGAGAAACCAAACAAACATCTTATTAATGAATACGATGATTGGATGGATAGGCAACTAGAAACTGCAGGATTAGCAAAAGATGATCCCCTAAGAAGTTCAAAATTAAGACTTGGCTTTTTGGGAGAAGAAGGAGAAGATGGAAAAAGAAAAACAAGAAGAGTATCTGGAATAAAGAAACCCAGAGAAAAGAAACCACCCAGAGAAAGGGATGAATTTAACCTCATAAAGGGTACTAAAAAATCCTATGTATGGGAATTAACTTCAAAGGGGTACGAATTAGAGAGAATAATTCGAAGAATGAAAAAGAAATTCCCAGAAGCAAACGAGAAATCCATAAATCTTTGGTACCGTACTGCAAAAAGGAAATTGAATGGTAAAGATAAAGGAAAGTAGTAGGGAAGAGATAAAACCCGATCGGTATTATTTTTGGACTTGGAGACCAGATACTACCAATAAATATATAACCGAAAAGAAATTATATCGGAAGCATCTTACTTCTATCCCCTATTTTACTAGATCCCATATAAAGAGAACTCTGATTTACCTTTATGGAGTAGATGTTCTTCAATATATTCATATTATCTCAGGTAGGAAACTCCTAAGGCAAGGCATTAAGAAAGCCCAAGATATGAATGGGAAGAATCACTTTAAAGGAACTACAAAATTTTACTTTAAAGGTAAATTAGTAAAAGCTAGGAAGTTTATTATACCAGACGAATATAGGGTTGATAAACATAGAAGAAGACGATTCATGATACAGATGCACAGAGTTTTTCATTCTAAGGGCAAACAAGAATTTGATAAAAGGTATGCGAGAAAATTATATGGACAACGGCAAGGGATCTCTGCCCAAGCAATTAAACGAAAGAGAATACAGGTCCGTAATTCTATCTTACAGAATCTACAATAGATTACCTCAAAATGAGAAAGTAGAATTTGATCGGAACTTTCTTAATTACCCTCCCTTAATTGGGTCATTAGCCCTTTTCTTATGGAAATACTACCAAGGGAGGGTAAAGATGCAAAAGATACTTTTCATAAAAGCCCAGAGGGATCTATTAGATTTATTCGATAAGGCAAATACTAAATTTGTGGGGTATCTTCCAAAAGAAAGGTTTCTTAAGAAAGCTCTTTTATTTCAAGGCTTTGTATCTTTA